GTATCTGACGACCAGCCCAGAGCAGATGTCCAAGGGCTGAAACTCCCCGAAAAGGCCGGACTATCCCTGAAAACGGGGTTTTAGAGGGCCGCTTTTGGAACAGATGTCCAACCTTCAGCCGGAACCGCGAGACACGGAACAAATGTCCACAGGAGCCCGATGGGTTGTCCCCGGTTGTCTCGCGCTGTCGGCACAACCGACAACCACCTTGCTTGCCAACCGCCGGGAGTTCGGCGACAACCGGTTCAACTTTACGCGATGGAGACGCAGCACGATGACGGTTGAGTTGGGAGTCCGCGCAGGAAGCCGCTGGGGAATGGCTCGGCAGCTTCAGGCTCGGTCGTGACCTCATGGGCAAGACTGTGGATCTCTCCCAAAAAGGCGACACCCTGACGTACGAAGGCGAGTTCCGCAAAATGGTGCTCGAAGCGGCCCGGCGCAAGCTCGTGAAACGTGGCGCGAAAGAGATCATCCTGCCTCTGTAAAACGATCCGCCACCGTGGTAAAACGGCTCATCCCGAGCTGTGGCACGTCGGGTCTCCAGAGTGGCGGAACGCCATCGAGCGCGGGCTCCCAAGTCGCCAGCGCCGTATCCTGTGGCACCGCACGCACGAACCCACGATCCAGCTCGTCGAACACCCGCTTGAACAACCGCAGCCCCATCGGTGCCAAGTCCCGCGTCCACAACTCCAGCGCCGTATCTCCCGGCTGAATGTGGCAGTAGTCCTGGGCGGCAATCGGCCCGCCGTCCACGGTGTCGTTCAGCCAGAAAACCGATCCTCCCGTCACCGCCTCCCCAAACCGAAGCGCCCAATCGATAGCCGACCGCCCTCGGTGCCTCGGCAAGAGCGACGGATGATACCCGAGCGCGCCCAGCTCCGCCCGCGCCCGCGTCTTCGCCGAGATATACGTGTGGCAGTGCGCCGCGATGATCAAATGCACGCCGCCGGGCATCATTGCCGCCGTCAGCTCGCGCGCGGAAAACACCGCCAGCCTCCGGTTCACGGCCTCGTGCCTCAGCCGGTCGTCGCCATCCGGGCAAAACACCGCCGCGACATCCCAGCCCCGCGCGCACACCATCGCCAGCACGTCCCGCCCGAACCGCTTTTGTCCCGCCAGAACCACCCTCATTGCGCTGTCCCTCCCGTGTACCGGAACCCCTGCACGGCCCGAAAATGACCACCGTAGCCGGAAGTCACCGCAGCCCGCAGCGAAGATGGCTTGCGCGCCGCACTTTTCACCATCGAAGCCGCAGAACGCCCCTTGTGCTGTCCGCAAAGCGCCGCAGAAACCTGCCTCCACTTCGAGTCTCGCCGCAACGCAGCCGCAAGCCCCGGATGCGACGTATGAAACAGCGTTTCACACTTCCGCTCCCATCGGTTTCCACCTTCGAGCTGGTGCTGACAGACGGCGTTCAAAAACCGCATCCCCACGCCCGCGCCTTGCCATTCCGGCATCACCACGAGCCTGCACGCGCGCATGCAGCCGATGTCCAGACGCGGGCTCACGCCCACATGGCACACCAGCTCCCCTTTCACCGTCCCGACATAGCATTTTGCGGCAATCATTCGTGGCAGTTTCAAATAATGATGCGGCTCAAACAGCGGCCAGTAACGCCAGTCTGTCTCCCAAAGTTCCACTTCGATTTCCGGGCGACGACTTCGACACCTCCCGGAGAAAACTCCTGTCGCAGTGTCGAAAATCCAGTCCGGCTGCAGCCACGGAATCACGTCGGCATGACACGAAAGCAGAACCGCCTTGCCGTTCGTCCGCCGCCACGCCTTTGCAAATGCCAGCGAGCCCACGCGCGCAATCTGCCGGTCAATCACGCTCGTCCACTCGTCCACCACGGCCACCTGCGGCGCTTCGCAAAGCAAACGCGCAAGCCCGGCCCGGAACTGCTCCCCGTTCGATAGCACGGAAAACGGCCTCAGCCACGTCGGCACGTTGCCCAGGCCGACCGCAGTGAGCGCGCCCGTCACCGCGTCAAACGTCCCCTCCGGCGCGATCTCTTCCACGATAGCCTGGTTGCCCCAACCCGCTCGCAGATCCACCATCGCACTCGGCCCGAACATCTTCGCACCCAGCGACGATTTCCCCGATCCGCTCGGCCCCACGATCAAACCCACCTTCCACTCCAAGTCCTCAATCGGCAACTCCGCGCGCAGGCGAAACTCCGCGCCGCTTTCGCAGTTGAAAAGACTCTTTACCCGCGCGGCCCGGTAGCCGCCCGCCTCTTTGCACTGATGATGAACTTCTGCGATCATACCGACACCACCTTTAGTTTGAGCCCCTGCTTTTTCAGCAGAGCGAACTTCTTCTTTTGATCCGGCTCGCTCTCGCAAATCACGATCACACCGAACTGCGGCTTGTATTTGAAAGGCGAAGCCGCTCCCGCCTTGGCTGGTTTTTCCATGCCCTCCAATAAAGCAGAGAGGATGATCGGATTTTGCGCCGACCAGCGGATTTTCTCCAGCGCTCTTCGTTCGATGCGATGAATCGTCGAAGGCGCGCAATCGCACCACGCCGCGAGATCCTCGCACGTTATTTCCACACCCGGTTCCCGAAGCACGGCAACCAAAGCCAGCCCGAGGTCGATGTTGCCGCTCAACCGTCATCGGCTGCGTCTCCTCGCGTAAAGGTTGGCCCGGAAAGCTGCTTTTGCATCTCCTCAAACTTCGCCCTGCCAGCGTCCCACACCGGGGCGGTTTCGGCGGGTTTTTCCGGCTTTTGCGGTGCGGTTTGCGCGGGCTTTTCCGGGGCGGGCAAAAGGTGGCGCGCCTGCTTTTGCGCCCAGGCTGTGGCGAGCCCAAGCTTTTGCTGGAACGGAGCCAGCGCCATGTCGCCATTGTTGCCGAAAATGCAGTGCCATTGCAGCGAGAGGCGCGACATCCCGGTGCGCTCCGTGCCGTCCTCGGCGGCACGCACCCGCGAGAGAATCCAGCGAATGACGACGGTCAGCTCCCACAGCTCGAAGTGGTCGGAAAAGACCGTCGCCTGCTCCGCCTGAATGCAAGAAACCAGCCGCAACGGGATGCCGCTATCGCGGGAAAACGTGTCGAATACTGCGCGGATTGCTGGCGGATAGTCGGACGGTTTCATACCGGGATGTCCTTTCCGTCGTCGCGCGCGGCGTCGAGTTCCGCACTCGCCTCTTCAAACAGCGTCAGTTCTGGGCTCGCTTTCACGGTCACGAGTTTCGCCCTCACCGGGATGGACTTGAGGTCGAGGTTGATCATTGCTGTTCCCACCGTGATGACCGCGTTCTCCCGCAAGTAAGACCTGTCCGTGCATGGCCTGAGCTTCGCCAGCGTCTCGTAGAGCTTCACCGCATTCACCGCATCTGGCACGATGAACTCTTGGTAGCCAATGGTGAGGATCATCTTCATGGGCGCGCGACCAGTTTGTGGCGGTTATCTTTCTCGATGTCCTGCAATGAGACGTTTCTCGGGAGATCCGCAGCTACGGTATCACTTGGCGCGGGTACAATCTCCAGCGTAACGCCTAGCACACGCGCCATCGGGCCGATGCACGCGACTGCATCTTTGGCCCGCTGGAAACTCGCGATCACGTCGCCGCATGGCATGAAGATCCGAGTGGATGGCGTAAGGGGTTCAAACGCGTCGATTTCCTGATTCATCGCGCCTCGATCCTCCCTTCGGCCAGCCAGCGTTGGACGTGCGTGCCCGCCGGGCTAACTTCAAACTCGTCGCCGACCTTCATGTTCTTGCCCTTGCGCACGATGCTGGCGATGACGACATAAGTCCGCTTGCCCGGCGCGTGCGTCATCACTTTTGCAATCGTGCATAAATGCGCTTTCCCAGCATCGGTGAGCTTGCTCCCCGACACGAGCCCCTTGCCATACAGTTCGCCGTAAACTTCGGGATCTACGCGGGCGCCACCGCCGCTTGCCACGGACACGAGCGCTGCCGTCTCTTCTGCGGTCGTCCTCACTTCGCCACCTCCTCAAACTCCTCGGCGAAGCTCTCGGCGCTTCCGCACCAGCACCCGCCGTCGTTCACCGCCACGACTTCGCCGTCCTGGTCTTCGCCAAACGGCACGGCGAAGACTTTGCGCGTCTGTTTATGCCGCCAGTTGCTGCCCGGCCTCGGTGCATCTGCAATCATACCGACCTCCTCAGTTCGTAAGTGACGCCGTCCACCACAGCAGGCTGACCAGGCATCAGCTCATACTGCACGAGCGACGCGTCGATTCCGCCGCTGCGCGGGCTGTGCGGGATGCCGAGAGCGCGTGCCAGCGCGATGCTTCCCTCGCCCACCTTTGTGCGCGGCCCCACGTCGCCCACCACGGCAGCCACGCGCTTGCGCTTGTAAGTCGCAAATGCCTGGCACCCGAGCACGACGCCCTCCACGCCGCGAATGATGCTCGGAGGAACCACGATGTAAGGCACCGTCTCGCTGTCGAGATACGCTGCCGGGTCGTTCTCCGGCTTGCCGGGAAAGCGGTAGGCCGTCTTCGTGACGATCACTCCATTAATCACCAGCGGATTGCCCTTCGCGTCGGTAGCCGCGATGTCCGGCCCCCAGCTCGCGACGAACACGGCCTTCCCGCCGCGAATCCCCATGCCTCCGTTGGCAAGATGCTCGCTGCCTTTGTTGTCCACGCGGTAGGCCGCGAGAGCCCCGTTCTGGCCGTTCGCGCCATCGGCGTCGATGTCCATGTCTCCGGTGAATGTGACGACTCCATCCTCCTCGACAATCGTCGAGGTGAAGCCTTCGGTTCGTGTAGTTGCGATGATGCGTTTCATGTGTGTGTTGTTGGTTGGTTGAGTCCTGGGAGTTCGATTAAAAGCTGGCCTTCGCGCGTCTGCGCGGGCGTGGGTCTGGCGACGTAGGATTTGCGGCGGCGTGCGAGCCTCCGCAGGCGCACGAGCTGGCGGATTCCGTGCGCCCGTCCGCGCCGGTAAAAGCGGTCGAACTCCGTGTCGCTTGCGTGCTCGACGTGCTTGAAGCCGCTGTTTCCCGAGATCGCGAACTCCGTGCAAAGCCCTGGCTTGTCACCCACCGCGCGCAACTCGCGTTCGTTCACGCCAAAGCGGTTCACGATCTCGCCCGTGGAAAACCATCGCTTCTCGGTCCGCATGAATTGCTCAATCTGCGCGCTGAGTTCGGTCATATAGCAAAGTCTTCGGCAGCCTCGGCGGCCTCTTCCGCCCGCGCCATGAACTTACGAATCTCCTCTGAGCGCGCCTCGATCTCGGCCTCGGTCGCGGTCGCGGGTAGCAGACAAAGAGGGTTGATCTCGTATTCGTAGTACGATCTCTGCGCGGTCCAGATCACGGTTGTTCCGGTGGCGTCTGTGATCCTGCACGGCTCCCACACAAACTTGCCGTCTGTTGTTGTGATGTAAATCAAGCCCTTCATCCTGCGCCCTCCAGTGCCAGCGTCTTGCCGTTCGCGACCGGCGTGTTCCACTCCGTATTCCGGCCTGCGGCAAAGCCTGCGTGCGCTGCGCTGAGCGTCCGCTTGAGCGGTTTCTGTTTCGTCTGCACCGTGCCGCCGGTGATGTCTTCCATCTTGGAAGAACGCGCCAGTTCTTCCACGAGCACGATCTGCCGCTGGTTGTCGCTGAGCTGCATTGCCGCGTGCGTCTCGCCCAGCTTCGCGTGCAGTCCCCAGCAAAAGCCCGCGTAGAAATTCTCCCGCTTCAGCGAGGTCATCTTGCGACGTTGCCGCTTCTCGGCCTGCTCGTAGTCGCTGCACGCCGAGCGCCCCGAGCGGATGAGGAACATCCACATGAACTCCGCGATGACCACCGCCGTCTCGCGACCGACGAACAGCACTTGCTTCCCGCACTCGCAGGTGTGGACGTGGAAGTAGGTGCGCAGAACGCCGCGCACTCCCTTGGCCAGACGGTCATTCCGCCCCGCTTTCAGATACTTGCCGATGATGGCTTCCTCGTGTTCGTCGAGGTTGAGCGAGGCCGTGTCCACATGGTGCCGCGTCGCCAGCTCGCACGCAGCCTGCGCTGCAGCCTCGGCCTCGGCGGGAGTCGCCGCTTTGTCCTTGGCCAAACGCAGCAATTTGCGGATGCGGTCCAGCGTCTTCTTGCTCGCCGTCATCTCCGGCGCGGCGTGCCCAGGCGCGGGCTCGTCGTCCAGCGGCTCTCCGTCAAACTCGAACTCGAACTGCGATTTCATTGCCCACCCTCCAAATCTGCGAATGCATACATGCCGGAATTGATTAGTAAGTGACTGATTAGATCGCTGTCGTCCGGGTGCGGGCCAATGCCGAGCGAGGTGGAAGGAAGCTCTGAAACGATCACGCCACCGCGCTCCAGGTGGAAGTGTCCTGCGCTCCGTGCCGTGGCCTGAGAGCACTGCAAAAGTGCGTGAGTTCCGCAGTCCGGGAAAACCACGGGAATCAGTAGGCCTCTTTGCTTGAAGACGACGTATTTCAAAACGGTTCCTCCTCCAGCGCGGGTTCCTTTGCGAGTTGTCGCGCCACGTAGATGCGCAGGGCGGCGAGCAGCTTCCACAGCACAGGCGACGTGAGCTGCTCGATGATTGGGCGCGATTGGAGCTGGCCGACGCGGCGCGCGGTCTCGCGGACGTATTCTTCCTCCAGCTCGTGTTGCGCGCAGAGCTTGCCGATCGCGTGGAGATAGCGGCGGGCCTGCTCCGTTTGCGTCGCGCGATGGTTCCAGAAGATGCGGCCCGGCTCGAAGACGCGAATCGGCTTTGGCTTGCCCGGCTGCCACACGTAAGAGCCGCCTGCGACCGCTTCCATCACCGCCATCGCGGTGCAGTAGTCGTTCGCAGGGCACAGCTCCTTCGACGAATAGACGCCCAGCTCGCGCACCATCAGCTCGCGGTACCAGCCATCCTTCGCCGCCTTGTCCTTCGTGTCCTTCATGTTCGCGGCAGACCACACGCGCCACGCATGGTCGCGGAGCGGGAAAAATTCGGCGCGTTGGGCGAGCGAGAACATTAGATGCCAAGCTCCGGCTGTTGAGGATTCGGCAGCTTCACTCGCCCGTGCTTCGTCCGCTCGGCCATCGCGCGGATGTGCGGCAGTAGCTCCTGGGCGCGGAGCACGTCGGATTGATGCGTGGAGATGTAGCGAGCCCGCTTCGCGCCGCTGGGGTACAGGCGTGCGTAGAAACAAGTCCGGCGCGCTGGCTTCACCACGCCCTCTGTGCGCGGACGCGGCGCTGGCTTCTTGCGCCCGCCCGTCAACGGAAGAGTGGCCGCGCTCATTTGCGAACCTCCGCGAGAAGTCGCAGTTCCTTGAGCGCTTCCGGCGTCTTAAAGAGGCGCTTCAGCCCGCTGTCTTTCAATAACGCTGCCGGGCAGTGGATGATGAACTCTGCGAAGCATTTCTCCACGCGCTTCTTTTGCAGGTCGAGTCCTTTGCGCGTCTCCCAAAACTCTGCCTCGATATTGGCCAGCGCACGGGCGGCTTCGTCCGGCCCGAACGATTCGTCGCGGGCGAGCATCCATGCAAGTTCCGGGTCTTCGGGCAGCGACACCGGGAACGGCACGAACACCACTTTCGCTTCTTCCTCCAGTGCGATGGTCGCGTCCACTTTCACTTCCGCCTCAACTGTCCGGTCGGGCAGCTTGATTTCCACGGACACCTTCCTGCCGTCTTCGTCCACGTCGACTTTCACGTTGCCGTCGCCGAACTTCGCGTCCAGCTCGTCAGTGAACGTCTTGACCGTGTTGTGCTCAACGTCCGGCAAAGCACCCGTCTCGCAGAACTTGTCAAACGCCTGGAGGTTCTTCGCGAGGCGCACCTCCTTTGCCACGGCGTCATAGATACTCGACGCAAGATGCGGGTCGCGTGTGGCGTTCGGCAGAACCTTCTCCAGCAACGCGAGGAACATCGCCTCGTTCAATCCTTTGGTTTTCAAGCTGCCACCTCCTCTCGTGTCACGCGTGCTGCGGAGCTTGCGGCGGGGTCAATGAAGAACCGCTCGGCTTGCTCGAACTTGATGCCCGCTTGTGCGAGCTGTGCGGGCGTCAGGACGAGCCGGTCGCGAAGGAGCGCGTCTTTATCCATAGCGGGGGTCCACTTCACGTAAGGCTCGCCCCACTCCAGCGCGTCGAGCCGGAGCGCGATGGTCGCTTGTGTCTCCTTCGGGATGATCGTCCCGACGCTATGATTGCCCAGGCGAAAGCCGATGATGGCGTTTGGATACTCCTTCGACTTCTTCTCGCCGGGAAAGAGCGTCTCCCGGTTCGTCGTCGCGTAGAGGTGGATGCTGCTTTCGAGCCGCGCGAGTTCGTCGCGGCGTTCCTGCGTGGCATCGGTGTGCTCGGTGTTCAGCGCTGCGACTTTCGTCTCGTGCGCCGCGTCCTCTTCTTTGAGGACAAGCGCAAGCTCCGCGTGTCGGTTTATTGCGCCGATAAGCGCTTCCTCGGTGGCGAGGACTAAGTGTGGTGTGACGGTTTTCTTCTTCTTCGTGCTCATGGTTTGTTGCGTTTGTTTGTTGGTTATTCCGGGGTGACGACGTTGGATTCGATGATGCCGCGTGGCCCAAAGGTGCCGCTCACGTAGCTCTTGCCATCTTCCGTGGCACGTATCTGAGCCAGCAGGTCGATGGGTTGCGCGGCGGGGGTCGGACCCGTCGCGTCTGACGGGCTTTCCCCGTCTTGTTGTGCATGGCTGTGCCCCTCCTTTGGCGTGGCTTGTGATTGGGGTTGAACGCGTCGTTGCCGTTCCTCCAGCCATTGGCTGAATGGCAGGCCGGAGTCTTTCAGCGGGTGCTCGACGTATTTGAAGCAATCCCAGCAAACGACGCCGCCCACTTCTTTCGGTGCGCCGCAAACGCAGGTTGTGCGTTGCTGGTGCTCTTGCCACAGCGCTTTCTCCTGCGCGTCGCGAATGTCGCCTGCCCATTTTTCGACCACTAGCTGCGCGGCAGTGTTGCAGAGTGTCGCAACGCAGTTCGAGATAGCCTCTTGGCGGGTTTTCCCGCTAGAAAGGCACGCGCCGACAGCGCTGTCGGGCGTCCATACTTCCCAACCTTCGTCCGTTTGGATGACTTCGATACCGAGACTGCTCACGCGGTCTCCTTCGCCCGGCGGATGCCGGGTATGATGGTTGCGCGCCCGACTCCAAGATGCCGCTTGTCTGTGCGGTCGCTGCGGATGGCGTGAGCGTCGCGGTCGCCAATCGGCACGTGGATTCCGAGCCCGCTGGCTGCGCTGACGTAGCCGTTCAGCCGACGCGTGAGCGTCTGGATTTGCGACCGGAGCGATTCAGCCCGCTCGGCAATCTCGTCATAATTCTCCACGACGTAGAAGCCCTCCCCGCCGCGCCCGCCTAGGAGCAGCGGCATCTGCTCCGTGGCCTCCGCCTCGGAGATAAGGTCGCGCACACCGCGCTCGGTCGTCGCGAGCCCGCGTCGGGCCAGCTCCACCGCGATGTCGCGCGCCGTGATGGCGTTCGCCTTGCCGCGCCGGTGGCGCAGGATGTCGATGATTTGCTCGATCATCGGAGTGCCTCCTTCTTTGTCATGCGCCTGTGTTGTTCCGCGAGCGGCACGAACCCTGCCTTGGTGTCTTGATACCAGACGCCGTAAGGAAGCTTTAGGCGCTCCTGCCGCTCGACTCCTTTGTAGCCTTTCCATTCGTCGATGTGGTCGATGTGGAACGGGTGAGCCGCGCCTTCCATGTGGCAGAGGACCGATACGGATCTGCAATCGCCGCCATCGGCGATGTTTGTAAACCAGCTTTGAGCTTCAATGAACCAGGCCGACCCGAATCGGCCAAAGTTGAACTGCCAACCATTCCAGCCGTGCGGAGGCAGTGGCAGGCTCATGAGCAGCCCTGTGGCGGTGTGGCAGGCGGAGGCTGTGCGCGGTGTTTGCTTTGCTTTCTTGCTCACGCCGCCCTCCTTCCCTTGCGGTCGAGCTTCACGACGCTCGCCAGTTGGACGATGCGCTTGTCGTGCTGCTGCGCGAGAGTCGCGGCGGCGATGTCGGCGGCGGTCACGGTGTCGCGGCCTGCTGCGGTCACTGCAACGCGGGCGCGCTTCGCGGCTTGCACCATCGCGCCGAGGTAGCCTTCCTCGGCTTCGGCGAAGAGCGTGAGGGCGCGGATTGCATCGGCGTCGGCCTTGCCTGCGTGCAGCTTGGCGATGGCCTTCAGCTCCGCGTCGGTGTGCTTGTCGTGCGTGGCGAACCGGCGGATGCGGCCAAAGAGCTGGCCCGGCGCGTATCGCGTGTTCTTCTGCTTCGCGATCTCCATCGACAGCGCGAACTGGTCGGTGGTCACCAGCAGCGCGCCGATGCCCGTGGAGTCGCGGAGTTCGCGGACGTATTCGGCGCGGACGGGCTTGCTGTCGCGCAAGTCGCTCGGCCAAAGGTTGTGCGCTTCGTCGAAGATGATCGTGTCAATCATCCCGATGCCGACCGCGTTCTTGATCCGCGTGTGGAGCCGCGAGAGGTTGTAGTGCTGGCCGATGCCGAGCGCGCTGGCGATGGCGAGCAAGAACGTCTGCTGCGCGTTGTCGCTCGGCGTATCGATCCACACCGCGCGGTGCAGGTTGAGGAGCCACTGCCGCTGTGCGAGCGCAGTCTTGCCGTGCTGCCACTTGCCGCTCAGCTCGGCGATCTCATGCTCGTCGGACGCCGCCGCAAACGCCGCGTCCACGGTCGCCATGTCCGCTGTCGGGATGAGTTGCGGGACTGCCGCTTCAAACTCAGCGCGGAACTTTGTCACCGCGCTGGTGAATGCGGGCAAGTCTGCCTCGCTGTGTCCGGTGAGCGCGCGGAGGATGGCCAGCGGCTCTAGGTTGAGCTTCCGCGCAAGCTCCACTTCGGCGATTTGTCCGATGGTGCCGAGTGGGTCGGGCAACCCACGGCGCTGCCAGCAGAGCTGGATACGCCGCGAATTGGCCGCGAGGTTCGCGAGCCACAGCACAGCGTGCCGGTGCTCTTGCGTGTAGGTTCGTGCCGCGTGCGCGGCAACTGCGAGGCTGACTTGTATCGGCCTGAGATGCGGTGAGCTGATGATGCCTCCGCTGTTGTCTTGGTTTGTCCGGGTCTTCATAAATTAGATAGGCGCGAGTTCCGCGTCGTCGTCGGTCGCGGTCGTGGTGGTTGCGTGTGCAGCCTGGAAGCGTGCGAGTTCCTCGGCGGCTTCGTCGCGCGCTCCGGCGCGGGTTTCGTTGGCGCGCTGGGCGGCGTTCGCGATGGCATCTTCCGCGCCGTTGCGGATGTCCTGGCTAAACTGGCTCGCGCTCATTTGCGCGAGGCTCAGGTTCATCGGGACGACCACGCCTTTGAGCCGCGCTTCGTCGTGCTCCACGTCGCGGAGGTGGCGCGCCATTGCCGGGCCAGCGGCTTGGATAAGTTCCAGCTTCGTGCGGCGCAGCTCGGTTTCCTTGCGTGCCGCTTCGGCAGCGAGGGCTGCTTCGTCGAGCACTTCGGGATTGGTCACAAGCGGCAAGGTCTCCAAGTATCTGCCGGGGTCGCCGGGTTGCCACGCGGCGTTTGTGTCGTGCATGAGGTGGATCTCCACCTGCCATCCGCAGCCGGGACGCCATGTCCGCAGCGCCTCTTCGTCGTAGAGTGCGACCATGCGCTTCGTCTGCGTGTTCATCTGCTTTGCGAGGTGGCAGGCCAGCGAGTTCGGGCTGTGGAAGCGCAGGCCTTTGAACGGCTTCACGTCCATCGTCACGCCTTCGCGGGCGCAGACGTTCACCGTCTTGCCGCGCCATTTGAGCAGCGAGGACGCGTCGGCGGGATTCACGCGCTCGGCAGGGCACACGGCGCTGAGCCGCTCCCAAAGTTCGTCGGCGCTCTCGGTCGTGGTCACGAGTTCGCCCTTCTCGCCGAGGCTTTCGCGGACGGCGTAGCCGGTGCGGCGGTGGTCGTGGCGGGCGTTGTAGAAGGCGACGTTGTCGGCAATCTTGCGGATCACCCATGCTTTCGGCAGCAGCGCGCGGGCCTTGAGCCGGGCGCGCGGGTCGCCGATGGTGCCGTTCTCGATCCACTCCAGCGCGTTGCTCGCAAAGCCGGTGAGCGCCGCTTCGTGCATCTCGGTGGAGACGCCGCTCCGGCCCTTGTCGTAGCGGAGCATGTTGGTCGTGTGGTCCCGACCTTTGAGCCCGAGGGTCGCGGGCTGCAGCGTGAAGTTGCGGCCACGTTGACCAGGCAATTGCTCCAGCATGAATGAGAGCGTGCGCATGAACGATTCGATCCACGCCTTGCCCATCCAGTGCCCGGACTGGCTTTCCCAAAAGGCTCCGACTTGCGCGCGCTTGCCGTCCATGCCGGTGCGGTGAATCTCGATCCGGCCCGGCCAGATGCTTTCCAACAAAGTCTGCGCGGCGGGTGCGCAGGCCACGGTGCCGCGCTCAAACAGGATGCGCATCGGATACCCGACGGGCAGGCCGAAGCCGCGCAGGCCGCGTGCAATCAGCGAGAAGACATCCTCTTTCTCGATGGGGCCGTCCTTGATGGTGAACCCGAGGATGCGGCGGGTGCGGACATCCATGAGGATGTAAGCCTTCAGCTCGATCAACCGGCCCGCGTTCAGATCGTCCGTGGCGATCAAGTCGATGCGCGTGTCATCGAGCACCAGCATCTCCAGCGGTCGTAGGGTCTCCACGCTGCGGTGAGTCCACGGCGCGCACTCGCGGAGGAATGCCGCCTCGCCCCGCGCGCCCCGCACGCGGGCCGGAGTCGATGGCGCAAACGGGCGCATCTGTTTGTAGCTCCAAGGGAATGCCGCGCCGTTGCTGCGGATGGGCAGGCCGGGAACTTCGTTGCCCGTCATCCAATCCACGACCAGCGAATCATACGCGCTGGAAATGTGGGCGGCTCCCGAGGCGATGCACCGGCTCTTGAACTCCTCAATCAACACGGTCGGGATGCCGAGCTTCACTTCGCGCCGCGCGGCTTTGTGGTCGCAGCTCTTGTTGTCGAGGAACGCTTCGCGCTGGGCGTGCGCGCCGCCGCAGTGGTCGATCTTGTCGCGGAGGCGGCGGATCGTCTTCTCGTTGCACGCCTCGCCAAACACGTCCGCCCATTTGCCCATCGCGATTTGCACGCTCTTCATCTCGCCGTGTGCTTCCCTCGCGAGGTAGTAGGCGGTCATGACTTGCTGGCGTTTCAGCGCGCGGTCTTTCGCGGCTTCGGGGTGCGACTCCCACGGCTTGCCGGTGGTCTTCACCACGGCCAGCTCGTGGCGCGTCTCGCAGCGGATCATCGAGTGCAGCTCGTGGAACGTCTGCGCGGCGTGCATGGTCTTCAGCAGGTCCAGCTCGCGGCGGTAGTCATCCGGCAGCCGGGAGAGTGGGAACAGGACGCGCATCGCGCCGCCGGAGATCTCGCTCACGGCGAGCCCGGCGCAGCGCTTGCGAAACGCCTGCTCGCTGAATGATTCGCCGCGCTGGGCGCGGACGGCGCGGAGCAGCTTCACCCAATCGGGCGCGGAGAGCTTCTCGTCGAGGATGGCGGCAGCGGTGGGTAATTGGACGGCGAGGTTCATTAGGGCGTGACGATTGGCTTGGTGTGGTCCTGGTGCGGCGTGAGCCACGGGCGGACGGGGTAGTTGCTGATCCGCGCGGTCGGCGAGACGGGCGGGAGTTGGAACGGCGGCTCAGGCCATTGATAGACCGCGTGCGCGGCGGTATAGAGTTCGTCGTTCAACTCGGTGACGATGCGGCCTGCCTCGGTCGCCTCGCAACTTGCCGAGGCGAGCCGGCCAGCCTTGCAGTCCTCCAGCGCCACGCGGAGCTTTTCGAGCGCGGCGCGGGTGAGCTTTTCGACGTGGGCTTTGGTTCGGGCGTCCATCTTAGTTGCCCTCCTGTGCTTCGAGGTGAGCGGCTTGGGTTTCGAGCTTCGCCGCGCTGGCGCGCAGTTCGGCGGCTTCCGACTTGGCGTTGGCCGTCGCGCCGGGCGCGTCGCTATACATGGCGTCTTCAATTGCCTTGTCCGCCTGCTTGCGCAGCCGTTCGGCTTTCGTGCGGAGTGCTTCGGCGCTCAAGCGAGCACCTCCTGGCGCTTTGCGGGCTTGCCGTCGAACGGCAGCTCCGGGTTTCTCCGCCGTTCTTCCTGCCTCTTATAGTGAGGCAGGTCATTCGGCAGACATTGTGCGCACCAGACTCTTTCGGTCTCCGCGCATACGGGTAATGTGATGCCGCCGCAGCGGCACGTCATGATGTGGTTTGTCCGGGTCATAAATATTCAGGCGTTGCTTTCAGCTCCGCTTCCTCCGCGAGAATCGCGGCGTGCTGCGCTGCGTTGCGTCGCAATGTCTCCAGCTCGGCTTCCAGTGCCGCGATCCGCGCATCGCGTGGGTCCGCTGGTGGTTTCGGAACTGCGCACGCCGGAAAGACCAGGGCGGTCGCACCGGGCATGAAGCGCTCGACCAGCGGCCAGAACTTCGGGGAGAGATCGCGAGGTGTTCGACCGCCGAGCCACTTTTGCCACTGGCGGATGTCCACTCCATGCGTGGCATAGACGTCCGCCAATTTGTTCTTCGCGCTGTTCTTGTAGAACGCTTTGATCTGTCCGTGTAGGGCGGCGGCGTTGGCTTCCATTATTCATTGTGCGTCATGTGCGGATTGTGCGTATCGTGAGCAAATAATCACGCTGGAACTTTGACTGCTTCGACGGCCTTTTTGATAGCGGGTAGATACTTCGTGAATGCGGGCCACCCGTTCAGCGCTTTCGACACATACACGTAATCCAGCTTGGCGAGGCCGCTGAGCGAGCGGGTATTGATTCCCCTCATCTCCATCGCTGCGCGAATCTCGCGAACTTCTTTTGGTAAAACCATCATGTGCGCATTGTGCGCACTTTTTCCGAATGTGCAACAAATAATTTCAAAAACGTGCGGATTGTGCGATAAGCCCCAGATGAACTTTCAACCCGATGCCAAGATGACGCCCTTTGCGGCAAGGCTGTGGACTATAATGGCAGCGCGAAAGTTGACCGCCGTCGGCGTCGGGAAGCTGGCCGGTGTGGAGCATACGACGGTGGGCCGCTGGCTGCGCGGCTCGACGCCTTCACATGATACTGGCGTTCGTCTGGCGCGCAAACTCGGGGTCGAGCCTGAATGGCTGCTGGATGGCCGTCAGGTGCTTCGCGAGCAGGCATACAAGCGCTTCTCCGCACTCGATGCTTTGCGTCTGGAGATGGAGGATGCGGGCATCGACTCGCGCGAACTTGCAAAGATCATCGGCTACCAGATCGGCGTCGTGCAGGCCGTAGTCGAGGGCCGCGCGCGTGCGAGCGAAAATATGATCGAGGCGATATGCCGCGCGTTGCCTGGTCTCGACAAAGAATCGCTGATGATGGGTAGCGACTCGACGTCGGTGGTCAAGGAGGACGGGACGGAAGCTCCGCTCGGCACAAAGCCGCGCATCCAACTTCCTCCGGGCACAAAGGCGCGCTACGTCCCGCTGCTGAGCTGGGCGCAGGCCGGTCAATATCAAGTCGGACATACAGACGAGGCATACGACCAGACCGGTGTGCTCGCTCTCGACGTTGACGATGCACGCGCTTTTGCTTTGGAGATTGCGGGCGACTCCATGTCGCCGCGTATCAATCAAGGCGACCGCGTCATCGTTGCTCCGTCCTGGACTCCACGCGCGGGCGACACCGTCATTGTGCGCACGCTCGACGGTGATGTGTATTGTAAAACGCTGCTCAAAAACTCAGGTGATAAGATCGTGCTCGCGAGCACGAACACCTCGCATAAAGACTTTGAGCTTTCCCGCGATGAGATCGCGTGGATCTATCCTGTCGCTCAAGTCACTCAGAACCTTCGCCGCCAATGAACAATACACTGATACCTTGCCCGATCTGCACAAAGCCGGTAGCCCCGTCCGCAAGGGTGTGTCCGCACTGCGGTGGCGTATACGCCTCACTTTCCGCGCCGCCGCCCAAGCTCGGCTGCGCGGGTATCTTTGGCCTGTGCTTCGTCTTCGCTGTGGTGATGAAGATGTGCAGCGGAGGGTCCAGCAGTTCCCGCGAGAGTTACGCTCCTCCTGCGCAGGCCGCTATCAGCAGCGGCGCACACGATAAAGGCTACTCGCTTGGCCGCTCGCACGCGAAGTCGGGCAATTACATGCCGACGAAAGATGCGCTCATCGCTATCTCCAAGATACATTTTCCACACTCGGACAATGATCAACTCCAATTCCGATTCGGCTTCCGTGAGGGTTTTGACCAGGGCAAATGAAAGCTCTAGCCTTACTTGTTGTCCTCGTGTCTGTCTCGCTCGCTGGCGGTCCCGGCAGTGGTCGGAGTTGCACTGGAAAAGACCCGTGCCCTGTTTGTAAGGATTGCTCCGCCTGTTGGTATTGCGATCCGAAGAACCCCAAGCGGGGAAGTTGCGGCTGCTGCCGGGATCAAGACCGCAAGGCGGCTGAGGCGCGGGAGAAAAAACGGCGTAAGTAAAGCGCGGCAAAGCGCCCATGGGCGCGGCAATGGGCGCGGCGTTGGGCGCGCCCGTGGGCGTATGCCGTTTCTGGCGGAAAAACGACCTCGCGGCGATACGGAGCGCCATGCCAGCACTTCACTTTTTCAAACTTTCCGCCGGAGGATTCCGCACCGGCAAAAATTCCGTCGCAACGCCATCCCATGTCCGGGCCGGAAGCGACGGACGGCAGAGGGGGCGCATGTCGAAGTGCTTTGCCTTTTCTGCCGCTCTCTTTCCCGTGGGTCATAAGCACTGCGGTTCCGCTGTTGTTGGCAGCCGGGCCGCAGTGCGCTGCGGAAAGGCGGTGCGACTGTGAGCCCGTTTGCTCTCGCTGCAGCGCTCTCTGCGCTGGTCGCCAAGCCCGCAGTCCAGACCCGGCTCCGAGATTCGCTGGAGGCTTTGCTCGCCGAAGCGATCCCGAGCTACACGCAATCGGTCAACGGCGAGTTCGTCACGACGGACTACACCCAGGACTCGCTGCTCGCGGCGTTCATTGACGATTCGCTGCCGTACGACTTCGGGCGCGGTCGCGATTGGTGCCGCCGGTTCATGAGCCTCGCGCCGGTGTTCGCGCTCACCTTTCTCGCGGACCAGCGGCCCGCGCCTGAGCCAGAGGAATCCATCATCCAACCCGACACCGCCGTTTCCTAGCCTATGTCTCTGCTTCCTTTCATCGCCGAATCGCCAATGCCCGAGGGCTTCATGGGCTGGCTGATTGCCGGGCTGCTGGCGCTCATCGGGCTCTATCGCGAGGCGCAGAAATTGGGAGGCAAGGCGGACAATGTCTCGGTTGGCCCGCAGCCGCTCAAGGTCGCGGCACAGGAGAAGTTCGTCGAGAAGGCTTCGTTCAACATGCATCTGGACCTTGACCGCGCAGAGCATGAAAAGGATCGCGAAGAGTATCGCGCCGAACACGAGAAGATTTGGACGGCGATTGAGAATTTCCGCAGCGATAACAGCCGGAAAATCGAGACGCTCATCGGCAAAGTCGATGCCACGGCAGCAGTGATGGCGCGCATCGGTGACGAGGTGCGCGATGCCGCCAGGACTGCCCGCGACGCGGCCACGTCGGCCAGCGTCGCAATCAACGAAGCCCGCCACAAGAAATCATGATGACGAACGAGAAACGCCAGCTCATCCGCAACTCTATCCTCCGCATGTTGGAAGCTGCGCCGGTCAACGGTCTCGCAGTCTCAATGCTCTCCATCGGCCTGCAATCACGTGGCCTGCGCGACATCGAAGACGCCGACATCAAAGCCGAGCTGCAATACCTCGCCGACAAAGGCTTCGTCGCGCGAGTCCCGCAGAAGATCAGTCCCGAACTCGCGCCGTGGCGCATCACGGCGGAAGGCCGCGACGAACTCGCAAGCTAACGAACGATGCCGACACCACGCAAACGCAACCCGCTCTCGAAGCTCTCCGTTCTCTCGGACGAGCAATCGGATGCTGTGTTTGCGTTTGGTGAAGGCCATACGCTGGAGGTGACGTGCAAGCATCTCGCCGACGAATACGACGTGGAGATTTCCAAGGACGGCCTGAGCAAGTGGCTCAACCGCGAACGCGGCGAGCGCAACTTCGAGGCGCATCTCGCGCGCATCTCGGTCGCCGACAAGCGCGCCGGGCAGATCTCCGGCCTCGCCGGAAAAGCCGCGAAGCTGAACGAGGGAAACGTCCTGCTGCTTTCTGCCGGGCTGCAATCCGCGATTCTTGCCGAGGATGATGCCGGAGTTGCCGAGGCCGTGAAGAACGTGTCCACGCTCGTCAATTCACTGGCGGGCGAGCATCGGGCCGTGACCGCACGCAAGGCCGTCGAAGAAAGCCGCGAGCAGCGGGAAATCGACAGTTGCGAGAAGTTCATCGCGTGGATGAACAACGCCAAAGCGAGAGAGATTGTGGAGGCGAACATCCCCAACGCCGACAAGATTGCCGCCCTGCGCAAGACGTTCTTCGCGGACGTGGACGCGCTGCAGGCGAGCGGAAAGGTGGTGTTGCCGGAATGATGACGACGCGCAAATTCCATCGGCGCGAGTACGAGAACGCCGCGCTCGTCGCCGTCCGAGAGTCCCGCCTGCTGACGCTCTTTTGGGCGCGGCGTTGCCGCAAGTCCACGACGCTCGGCAGCATCGCGTTTGACGAGATGTCGCAAGCCGTGGGTCGCACCGTCATCGCTGCGTCGGCCTCGCTGCTCCTCGGCACCGAGCTGGTCGGCATGACGCTCACTGCGAGCGAGCAGGCGGCGATTGTGACGGGCGAGGCGACGGCGATGCAGAGCCTCTTTGAGCAGCGCGCCGATGGATCGAACGTCTCGTTCAAATGCGCCAACGCAGAGACGCAGAAGGTTTACGGGCACATGAAGCCCGAGGACTTCGCGGACCTCTACAAGTCGAGCAAGCTGGAGATGCGCCTCTACTTCGACCGCTCGTCTTACTCCCGGCTGAAAGTCATCGCGCCGAATCCTGCGACCGCACGCGGCTGGGCAGGCACCGTGCTCCGCGACGAAGCGGGCTACACGAGCGCCGGACTGGAGAATGATCTGCGCATCGCGACCAAGCCCATCATCGATACGGACCCGAGCTTCAAGCTCATCTACGCGTCGAACCTTTGCCCGGATGACCGGCACCCGTTCTTCGAGATGACGATGCCGCCTGCGGATCTCGACTTGCCTGTGAACCCGATGGGGAACTTCTACCGCTCGCAAACGGGCGCGCTCATTCACCGGGTGACGCTGGCCGATGCTTACAGGGCCGGGCACGTCCTCTTCGACGACAAAGGCAAGCCGCTCACGTATGAACAATTCTGCGCGCTCCCAGGCAACAAGCTCGGGCTCGATATTTCCTACAAGCTCAACCACGTCATGGGCGGCGCGGCGGCGATTGATTTGCTGGCTCTGCTCACTGCTCAGACTCGTGGCGCTCGCCAGTGTGCGTTCGTGTTTGTTTCTGATGAGTCCGACTTCCGCCGCGCGCTCGACATGCTCCGCGAGCTGCTCGCGCAAGGTCCGGTCGGCGTCGGATTCGACGTGGCGACAACCGAGGGAGAGCAGTCTAATCCTAGTTCTGTCACCGTCACCGAGCGCGTCGGAACTGAGCGCGTGCAGCGCCTTGTGGTTTGTTGGAAAGAGCGCAAAGAGAGTGTGCAGAAGCATCGCATTCGTGAAGTGCTGCTCGCCGTGCGTGGCCGTGCAGCCGGTGGCCCGCCCAAGCGCCTGTGCATTGACGGCTCCAATGAGCGTCTATTTGCCGATGGCACCTCCGACTTTGTCCGGGACATCTGTCCCGTCGAAGTAGTGGTGAGCGGTGCGGGCATCACGCCTCCCGGCTACGAGAAAGGCACGAACTACAAGACGTATCTCGGCGACTTGTATTGCGCGGCGGTGAACGAGAACCGCACGTCCATGCCGAGCGACCGCTACGTGAAAGACGACCACCGGCTCGTGCTGAAGACGGGCGGCGCATACAAGTGCGAAGCCGACAACGAAGGCCGTCACGGCGACACGTTCGACTCCGGCAAGCTCGCCGAATACGCGCTGAATGGCGACGGCGGTTTCACATTTGTCCCGCAACCCGCGAACCCGCTGCAAGCCACGCGTGAACGTCGCAAAGAGGAGGTCGCAATCTAATGGCTGCGAAGAAGCCAACTGCAGCAGTGAGCCCAAGCGGCAACATCACCCAGCGCGTGCGCTCGCTCAATCGGTGGCGCGATGGATTCAATCCGTTGCGCGGCCTGACCATCCGCAGGGCCACGCAACTGCTGGAGAGCTACGCGCTCGGACACTTCGCCGAGCTGATGTGGACGTTTGGCGCGCCGTCGCTCGGCATTGAGACGCTTGACCCGGATTTGTCGGCGCTCATCACGCGCCGTTTGTCGGCGATTCAGAAGCTCGATTGGGAAGTCAAAGTCGTGGATGACGAGACGGCAGGCTTTGACCAGGCACTGGCCGATAAGCAGAAGGCAAAGCTACGCGAAGTGTATGAGGGAATCGACAACCTCAACCCCGCGATTGCGCATCTGTGCATGTCCACATTCCGTGGTTTCTCGTTCGTCGAGAAGTACGTCAATGCAACGGGCGCGCTGTTCCACCTCGCAATCGTGAACCCTTGGAACATAGTCCGCGACGGTTCGTTCGGTGAATGGAAATACGACGCGGAAGCGCGCGGACTTCCCTTCACTTCCACGCCCGGCGATGCGCTGCCGATGGAGCGCTTCGTTGCACGCGAGAGCGCCCGGCCTATCGGCTTTCTCGCGTTGCTCAAATACATCCGCGCGAACCTTGGCGAGAAGAATTGGGACGCCTTCCTTGAGATCTACGGCATCCCCGGTGGTGTTGTCATCCTCCCGCCCAACGTGCCAAGCGAGCGCGAGGTCGAATACCAGGACGCCGCAAAGCAGATCGCGGAAGGCGGCAGCGGCTCACTGCCAAACGGCAGCGACTACAAGACGAACGATTCGCCACGCGGCAACCAGCCGTTCAAGGAACGTCTCGACCATTTGTCCGAGAAGCTCGTGCTCGCAGGCACCGGCGGCAAGCTCACCATGCTTGCAGCGCCGACGGGCCTCGGCAGTGGCACGAGCGACGCGCAAGCCGACGTGTTTGACGACATCGCACAAGCGGAGGCCGCAGACATCAGCGCGGTCTTCCAACAGCAGCTCGACAAGCTCGTGCTCGCGGAGGCGTTCCCCGGCAAGCCGGTGCTCGCATACTTCGAGATTTGCGCCCGCGAAGAAACCGACACGACGGAGTTTATCGACGGCGTCGCGAAGCTCTCGACCGCTGGCTTCAAAGTCACCACGGAGCAGATCGAGGAAAAGAGCGGATACAAACTTTCACAACAGCCGTCTGGCCCGGCGAATGGTTCGCAGGGAGAACCTGCGTCGGGTCCATTTCCGCCTATAGAAACAAAGCCGGGCCAGACGGCTGTTGTGAAGAACCGCGCGCCTGGTGCGGTGGATTCCGAGGCGTTGATTGCGCAGCTCACCGGAGCCGACAGCGAATGGCTGGCACCGGCCCGCGCAAAGTTCGCGGCGATTGACGCGCTGTTGAGCGACGCCTCGCTGAGCGACGGCGCATTGCTCTCCGCGCTCGAACAACTCGTGAACGACCTCCCCGACCTTCTCACGACCGACATGGTGAAGCCGCTGGCTGCAACGCTGGAACTCAGTATGTCGAAAGCCGCGCTCAACGGCGCACGAAAGGCACTCCGCAAATGAGCATCCGCACCGCACTCCTCACGCCACTCTTCAACCGCGCCGCTGCATTCACCATGCCCGCCGATGGATGGTTTCACCTTGTCCCGCGCGGCGAGTTCTACAATGCCGAGGCCGGGCTGATGCAGGTCGTCGATGACGCGTCGCTCGCGGCGATGGCAAACCGCTTTGCGCCAAGCGCGCTGGTGGACTTTGACCACTTCTCGTACGACCCGGAAAAGTCGAGCGAAGCGGCCGCATGGATTGACGAAGTGCAAGTGCGCGGCGACGGGCTGTGGGGAAAGATGCGCCTCACCGATGTCGGCGAGCCCGCACTCAAGAATGGCCGCTACCGGTTCATCAGTCCCGTGTGGCTGCGCAGCGATGTCGAAGACCTCGGCAACAATCGCGTGCGCCCGCTCCGCCTCGACACGGCAGGGCTCACAAACAACCCGAACATGAAGGGCATGGTCGCCCTCACGAACCGCAACACTTTGCCGGGTAATCCGGCGAACGCACCCGTCAGCGAACCAACGACGGACAACACAAACGCAAACATGAAACTACTAGCTACCAAGCTGGGCTTGTCCGCCGACGCCGCTGAAAACGTGGTGCTCGATGCGCTCGACAAGCTCATGAACCGCGCGACGACTGCGGAAACGACAGTCACCGCGCTCACCACGGAACGTGACACGCTCCGCAACCGCAACAGCGAGCTGCTCACCGAGCAAATCGACGGCGAACTCGCCGAGCACAAGATCACCGACGCAGCAAAGATTGCGTCCGTGAAGCCGTATCTCGCGACGCTGAAGAACCGCGCTGAACGCACCGCGTTCCTCGGCTCCATCGCGCCTGCGACGACGACCACGACCACCGCGCCAATCACCAACCGCTCCACGGCCAAAGCGCCCGGCGTGGCTGGCGACGACGCCAAAGCAGCCGCCGAAGAAAAGCAGGCGGCAGCCATCCGCAACCGAGCATCCGCCCTGCGTGCGGCAAACCCGAAACTCTCCCTCGCCCAAGCCTACTCATCGGCAGCGGCGGAACTCGAATCCAAATAAGCCATGAATTACCCGTACCATCAACCATACCTCAGTCAGCAGAACCTCCGCATCGGAGTGTTCACCGTCATCGCCACCGCCGCGCTCATCGGCATGGAGGGCCGTCTCGTGGAGCTGGCCCGCATCGGCTCCGGAGGTAACACCGGCAAGCTCGGCGCGGACCTGCCAAACGCCAACACCGACACGCAACTCTACGTCCTCGTGGAAGGCGGCGCGTCTGGCGAGAAAGTCAAAGTCGCGCCCATTATCGACGGCGAGTCTTACAAGGTCCGTGTCAACGGCACGGCGCAGGCAATGGACGTTCTCGTCCTGGCCGACGTCGCCACCGCCGCCGACAAAGGCAAGCTGCGCAAAGTCCCCGCCGCAGCGGGCACTTACCGTCAACTGTTCGTCGTCGAAGAGGACGCCGACACCGTGGACGAACAACTCGTCAATGTCCGGGCCGCACGTTGGCTCGGCAACGTCACCGTCTCGTAAACCACCCGCTAGAACACACACACATCATGTCACGTTCATCCAGTCTCGCAACCAATCCCGTCCTTCGCAACTTCGCCCAGGACGCGGCTCAAAACTCCATCCGTCGCGTCGCCGACTTCCTTGCTCCAAGCGTGGAAGTCCCCACGCTCACGGGCAAATACAAGGTCTATAACGCCGTGCATCGGTACAAGCGGCCCAAGACCCGCCGCGCTGCACACGAGCGCGCCACCATGCTCGGCTTCAGTGCGTCCGACGTAAACTACAGCCTCGAAGGCAACGCCCTCGACTTCCCCATCGACAATGAGGACGGCCTCAATGACGAGGGTCTGCTCAACCAGGCGCAGTACGGCGCACAGCTCGTCGCTGACGCGGCGGGAATGACGCACGAATCGGAGACTCTGTCCCTCGCGCTGACCACACTCGGCGCGGGCACGGACCTCAACGTCGCTGCGGCGAACTACGACCTCGTGGACGCGCTCGACACGCACATCCTCAACGTCATGAAGGCCGCGAAGAACGGTGCGGGCATCCGCGTCCTGTTCGGTGTCACCGCATGGCGTCGCACCAAGAATCACGCCAGCGTCCGCGCGCAATTCAAAGGCGGCGGCGGCAAGGCAAACTCCAATCCATCCATGCCGGAAGTGAGCGACATGCTCATCGGCAAGCCGGAGATGGAGACGGCCTTCATGGTCGAAGACACCGCAGCCGATGGCGTCGCGGAGAGCATCAACTTCATGCTCGATACGCAGGTCATCATCTTCGCGTGCAACTCGCGCCCGAACACGATGGACCCGAGCTTCATGAAGACCTTCCGCCTTATGGGTGGATGGATGAAGCCGGGCTCGTATCAGCGCGAAGACGAACGCGGCGAAGTCCTCAAAATGGACTGGCACGAACAGATCGCGGTGACGAACTCCGTTGCCGCCGTCCGTCTCAACCTCAACATCGCCTAACCATGAAACCCGGTTACAAGACAACCGAGTTTTGGGTGTCGGCTCTCGCCACCGGCGGCGCGCTTCTCGGCGCGCTGGCCGGGGCGCTGCCGGGCACGGCGGGTGTAGTGGCGGCGTCCATCGCGGCGGGTTGCTACGCCGTCTCTCGCGGGCTGGCGAAGCTCACCGGCGAAATCGAGAAAGACATCTGATGGCTACACCCTGGGTCACGATTGACGCGGACTTGGTCCTCACAAAGCTCAGCTCTCCCGAGCTGGTCGCCTTCCGCTCGAAGGCGCTCGCATCCGGGCAGGCTGACCCTTTGGCTGAGGTCATCTCGCAAGTCGTGGACTCAGTTCGCCAGGGCATCGGCCAGAATGCCAACAACGTCCTGGCGGACGGACAGACGGTGCCACCGTCTGCCGTCCGCCACACGTTGGCTATCATCCGTCCGCTCATCGCCAGCCGGTTGCCCGGCATGGCGCGGTTGATGGACGAGATTCGCAAGACGGAATGGGAGAACGCGGAGACCTGGGTGAAGTCCAAGCCGCTCGTCGAGTCGCCTGTGGACCCTGCGGAAGCGCAGCTCTCCTCGCCACGCCCGCGCATCACTTCAAAGGTGCGCAAGTTCGCTGACCAAGACGGACTATGATCGACCTTTCACTACCTCTTGTGGTCGGCCCGTTTCAGGCGCAAGTCGAGAAACTCTCGGCAGGCACGCCGATTGGCTCGATCCTCAAGACTGCCGAGTGGGAGCTGCTGCCGCTGGAGCTGCGGGAGTCGGCGTTCTTCAGCGCCACGATTGAAAGCAGCAAATGGCTGGAAGCCGCGCAGTCGAAGATTCTCGCTGCGGTCTCGCAGACTCGTGAGAAGGTCGCACGCGGCACTGCGCTCATGGACCGCTCGGTGTTCATCGCGGAGATGCGCAAGCTCGGCACGGAGCTGGGGCTGCGGCCTACGGACCCCGGCAAAGTCGATACGCTGCAAGACCCGCTTTCCACGCGGCGCTTGCGGCTCATCTTTGACATCCAGACCGCGCGGGCCGCTGGCCACGCGGAGTGGAAGATGGGGAACGATGCGGACTACCTCGACGCATTCCCCGCACAGGAGCTGGTGAGGAAAGAGGAGCGCAAGGCGCACCGCGTCTGGCTGAAGCGCTGGGAGGCAGCGGGCGGCGGGATTTACTCGGGCCGCATGGTGGCGCTGAAGACGGATGACGCGTGGACTCGCATCTCGCGGTTCGGCACGCCGTGGCCACCGTTTGATTTTCAGAGCGGGATGGGGCTCGTGGAGCTGGACCGCGCAGAGGCCGAAGACCTCGGCCTCCTCTCGCCGGAAGATGTGATGGAGCCGCAACCGCTGCCATTCACCGAGAACATGCAAGCCGACGTGTCCTCGATGTCGCCGCGCTATGTCGCCGGGCTGAAGGCAATCTTCGGCGACCAGGTCGCGATTGCGGATGGCAAGGCGATGTGGGTGGGAAACAAGGAGGGCAACCGATGAGCGACAGCGTCACAGTCCGGGACTACGCGACGCCTGCGCTCGTGAAAGCGGGCGAGGTGCTTGAGAATCGCAGGCCGCTGCTCATGGCTGTGGTCGGCGCTGTGAAGAAGTCGCACCGGGCGCACTTCCGGGCGCGGCAAGCCGAGGACTCGCGCCGCAAGCGAAAGGGCTGGGCTCCGAAGTATTTCTGGAGCGGCTCGCGCGGGCAGTCGGTCGAGGAAAAGACAAACGTCGGCGAGGTGACGAATGACTCCGCGACGCTCATCATTTCTTCGCCGGAGTTCTCGCAGAAACTGCGCGGCGGAACCATCCGGCCCAAGCGCGGCAAATACCTCGCCATCCCGTTGCGCGCGGAAGCTTACGCGGCGGGCTCGCCTCGCGAGTGGGACGCGCAGACGATGCGCAGCGAACTTCGCCTGGTGCCGATCCGCAGCAAGCGCGGCACGCTCTTTCTGGCACAAGTGGGCGTTGGTGATTTCTCCGGGCCGCTCGGCTCGCGCGGACTGCGCCTGCAATACCTGCTCGTGCGCAGCGTCACACAGAAAGCAGACCCGCGCGCACTGCCGCCACCAGCGGAGACGGCAAAGGTCATCGACGGCGCAATCGAAACCTACATGGCGCGAAGGCTCCGAAGGGGGAACAAATAATATGGCATCCAAGATCCGCACATTCCAGGCGCGCATTGCCGCGTTGCTCCTCGCCGATACCGCGCACTTTGTGGCCGCACCCGCGCCGGAGGGAGACCTGCGCGTGCCGGTCATCGTGGACCTGCCCGGCGACATCGACAGTATCGTGAATCAGGCGCTCGCGGCCACGGGCATCGCGTGCATCGTGTGGACGCCATCGCGTGCGCCAAAGAATGAGCAGCGCGCGAAGAACCGCCGCTATATCTGCCGCGTATGGGTGAAAGAGAACGTGCTGCTCAATCGTGGCAAAGCGCAGTTCGCCCGTGACCTCGTAGGCTCGACGGATGCAACGGAGTTCACCCTGGTCGATTCTGCGGACCTTGTCGTCGGTATGCTGGTGCAGAGCTACGACTTCCCGACAGGCACGGTGATTGCGGACATCCTCAGCCCTGGGAGCATGGCGACGATTGTCACCTCGCAGGGCAAGCTCAGCTCCGGCACTGCGCCCTGCACGTTTACCCTGCCGACTTACACAGCGGAAGAAATCGCCGAGCTGGTGGACGAACTGTGCGACGGCAAAGCGAATGGCCTGACGCCGCATCCGCGCGGCAACCTCGGACATATCGTCCTGGGCGACGCGGGCGTGATTCCCATCGGCGGCGCTGAGGCTGCGGAGAACGACTTTGAGGTCACCCTCGAAACGGAGGCGCTGCTGTGAGCTACGCGCTCCGCCATCACCGCGCTGCTGCACCGTGGCTGCCATCGCCTGCGGGCGAAACGCTGGAACGGGTCCACGGCCACGCGCTCTTCACCGCATCCGGCGAGAGCGGCGCAATCGACCTTGGCGACGTGGTGATGCACCAACTTGAGCTTTCGCTTTCCCGCAAGCCCATCATCCGCGCGGGCCGGCACGGACTGCTGCAGCGCGGAGAGCGTGTGACCGGCGCGCAAAGCGTCGCTTACACAATCACGTTGCAAGAGGCGACGGCTGAGAATCTGGAGCTGCTGCTCTGCGCTGTCGCGGGTGCCGACGCCGAGCAGCCAGCGCAGGCGGGAACGTCGGTCGCGTTTGCGGGCATCGTTCGCGGGCGGACCTACATCCTCGATTACTTCGACGTGCGCTCGGTCGTGGTGAGCGTGTCCGGCGAGACGTTCACGGAAGGCCGCGACTACACGCTGGATGCGCAAGGCGGCACGCTCCACATCACGGCGCACGGCGCGATTCCCGAGGGCGCGACGGTGGTGGTGACGTTTGACGCCGGGCCGGTGCGCTCGGCCACGCTCACCGCGCTGCACGGCTCCGCGCCGCTCTCGCGCACGGGCACGCTGCGCATCGTCGAACACGACGGCCTGCACGACGCGTACACCGGCGGCACTTTCTCGCGGGTCATCACGTTTGCGTGTGTGCTTTCTCGTGATGAGGAAAGCGAACGCAGCGGCGATGACTTCGCGAGCTTTGCCCTTCGCGCCGCGCCCACCGGGCCGCTCTCCATTCTCCGCCGCACCATCGCAGAGCCCCGTCTCGTGCGGGGCGGTGCCACACTCACCATCGGCTCGCGGTTCCGTCATCTGGGTCGCATGCGCCAGGAACAAAGCAGCCGCTTCATCATCCGCTAATGCCCAACATTTCCGCAGCTCACGACCTCTTCAACGGCGACACCGCACCGGCTGCTCCGGACGCCGGGTTTACCTCGTTCTTCTTTCTCAACGGTCGAATGATGATGCGCCGCCCAGGGCAGGCACCCATCGACCTGATGCCGCGCTGGCCGCTGACGTTCAACCTGCCCGGCGATGCTGTGGTGGATGCTCAGTTCGGCTGGCACACAGCGCCCGAGGCTCTCTACGTCACGCGCCTTGAACTCGAAGCGCAGGAAGCGCCAAGCGGCGCGGGAATCACGGTCACGCTGACGGATGCAGACGGCACTTCGCTGGCGCGGACCATCACGCTTGCGGGCGGCGACCGCTACACGCTCGCAGACATCACCGACCTCGCCATTGCGGCGGGCGCAGTCATCCGCGCCAAAGTCACCGCAGCCGAGAGCAGCGAGCCCGGCGGGTGGCTCACACTTCGCGTCTTCGTCACACCGCAATAACCACCATGAAACTGCTCATCATCATCCTCACACTGGCCCTCGCGGGCTGCGCAACCACGGCACGCCGCCGCGTCTCAGGTCTCGGCCTCGGGGCTGGATACGACCCGGCGACCGGCGGCGTCACAGGCACCGTCAACCTTCAATTCTTCCGTAAGTAACCATGACACGACTCCTCATCCACCAACGCCGAATCCACCATCGAACCGAATGCAACGCATTCCCGCGACTGTGCATTGTCTTCGCGCTGCTGCTCTGGCTGCTGCTCAATGGCGCGCAAGCGCAAGTGAAGCTCAAGCTCGACGGCGACGACTACGTGACCAGCGGCTTCTTCACGGAGAACAACTCCAGCAACTTCATCAACGGGCTCAACGCGAATGCGACCGCCGGTGTGCAGTGGAACTGGAGCCGCGTCTCGAAGACAGGGAGCGCGCTCATGGACATTGAGGGCCGCACGACGTTGACGCTCGCCACGTCGGCCTCGCAGACGTTCCTGCTCTCGCTGGAGGGAACCTCTCCGTTTGCAGGTCAGTTGCTCCGCGCTCGCCAGGGCGGCTCGGATGTCTTCACGGTCAGCTCCACGGGCGTGGTGACGACGACAGGGCAGTTCACCGGCAGCGGCGCTGGTCTCACCGGGGTGTCATTGACGACGGGCGTTACGGGGACGCTGCCAGTCGCCAATGGCGGCACGGGACGAACAACCGGCACGACGGCCTATTCGCTCATCGCGACCGGCACAACGCCCACGGGCGCAAACCAGACGCTGGCTAGCGGCGCAACGACGGACTTGCTTGTCGGCGGCGGTGCCAGCGCGCTGCCAGTCTGGACGACGGCGACCGGCACCGGAGCGCCAGTGCGCGCAGGCTCGCCAACTTTGACGACGCCCAACCTCGGCACTCCCTCCACTTTGGTTGCGACGAATGCAACCGGTCTGCCGCTCACGACCGGCGTCACCGGCGCGCTACCCATCGCCAACGGCGGCACCGCATCGACCACCAACACGGCGGCGCGCGCAGCGCTGGGCTTTGACCGCGCAATCTATTGGGACCAGAAGGCGAATCGCACGGACGGCGATGCAATCACGGCGGGTGCCTGGAGAAAGCTCACGATCAACACGGAGCACGCGGACACCGCGAATGGCTTCTCGGTGTCTGGCAGTGTCATCACCGTCGCCGCTGCGGGCGCGGGCGATTGGTGGGTGGATGGTGCCGTGCCATTCTATCAGACCGGCGGTGCCACCGCGCGACTCCGGCGCACGTCCGGCACGCCTGCGACGCTGGTGGTCGGCTCGACTCTCTACACATGGAGCGGCGCAAGTGTCTGCACTAACTCGGTGCTTGTGGGGCTCGTTACACTCGCCTCCGGCGATACGCTCGAATTGCAAGGCTACACCCAGGGCAATGGCTACATCGGACAGATGTCTCCCTCTGGCAACGCTGACGAAGTTTGCATCTACAGCCAGCTCAAATTCACACGCAAATGAAACCACTACTCGACTCCTTCTTCGACCGCCTGCCGTTGCCTGCGCAGGTCTATTTCTTCGGCGCATACCGCGACGCCGTCGCCGCCTCGGAGACACACCCGCAGCTCGTGCCGGGAATGCTCGAACAATTAATCCTTCCGCCTGACCTCGACGAACTGCGCCCGCAAATGGCCGCACTCAAAGAGCAGCTCGTTGCCGCGCTGGAGCAAGCGGCGAAGGCATAACTTTCAGTCAACACAAACAAACAAACATCCATAAATCATGAGCACTCGTACACAGAAAGACCCGCGCAACCTTGAACATTTGTCCGGGCAAATCCTCGCATTCCCGCAGTCCGCTGACGGGACTTACACCGCCCAGGGACAGTCCTTCGGCGACATTGAAATGCACAAGCGGACCACCACAGCGGAGACCGTGAAGGGAAAGTTCCACGGCCAGAACGCCATCGCCACGACCGTCCGCGAAGACGTGAAGTCGCTGGAGACAAAGTTCGAGCTGACGCTGCAGGAGCACTTCCGCGAAACGGATGTGATCCTGTTCTTCGGCACGGACAACGGCAGCGTCACGCAGGCGACTGCGACCGACGCCACGAAGACGCTTTCCGGCGTCGTCAAGCGCGGCATTTACATGATCGGCAAGTTCGGCGTCACCGCTGTCACCGCCGCAGTGTCCGCCGCTGCGAAGATTGTGGGCGTCCGCGATTTGGAGGGCAACATCGTCCCGGCCAATGCGGACTGCGTGCTCGATGCCGCCGTGGGTAGCATCGAGATCCTCGAAGGCGGCACCATTGCCGACGCCGCCGACGTGGTGGTTACCTACAGTTGCCCCGAGCTCGTCTCGCGCAGCATCACGGCGGGAAAGACGCACAAGCGCAAGTGCCGCTTCGTGCTCACGGAGTTCGACGGCCGCACGACGCCATTCCGCCGCCAGTTCCAGTTCGACGGCGACCTGACGGCCACGGACCAGGGCGACAACAACCCGGATGGAGAGATCAACAAGTTCAAGTTCGAGATCGTTATTTCCGGCGACTTCACCGTGCTCTCCAACGAATAATGGGCACGCCTGAAAACAATCCAATCTCGCTGGCGACGGTGCTCGGCGGGGAATTCGTCCCGGTGTCGCTCCGCGATGGCTCGAAGGAAAACGTGTGGGTCTATGGGCCTGCCATCCGCACGGCACAGCGCTGGATGGAGCTGGATGCCTCCGGCTTCAACGGCGAGGTGCTGAAGGTGGAGGAAGTCTATTGCCGCAAGCCGGAAGGCTGGGTGGACGGGCTGACGCCGGAGAGCTACGAGGCCGTGCTCGCGAAAGGCGAGGAGCTGAGCCGCCCTTTCTACGACCGCGCACGCCAGCGCGCGGCAGAGGCAGAGGGCGTGTGGGCGGGCGTGTTCCGCGACAAGCAGAAGCTGGCGCACGAGATGGGACTGAGTCTCTCGGCGATGCCGTCGCCGCCGTCTGCGCCGCTTACGGGCTCACACCCGGACAAGCCGTCGAACTGACCATCCCGCAAATCGAAATGATGCTCGCCGCCAAACGCAGACAGACCGCTGAGACGATGACGCTCCTCGTGGACGCCATCATCTCCGGCTGCGCGTACGGCGCGCTGAAAGACCCCGCGAAAGCCGTGAACGGCTTCAAGCGCGCGCTCAAAGAACTGCTCTAATCCATGCCGCAGAAAGTCGAGATTCTCATCGAGATTGCCGCGAAGCTCAAAGAGCTGGACGACTCCATCAAAGGGATGCGCACGCTCAACACCGAGTCGGCGGCGACCGGTGTGTCGCTGGGACGGCTGCAAGGCATCGCGGGCGCGGCGCTGGCCGGGCTGGGGATCGGCAAGTGGGTCAAGGATGGCGTGGAGTTCAACGCGCAGATTCAAGACGCAACGCTCGGAGTTGCGGCGGTGTTGAAGCAGTTCAATCCCGAGAAGTTCTCGACGTTCGACAAGGCGCTTCTCGCATCGGGCAACGCCATCGAATTGCTGAAGAAGAAGGCGGCGGTGTCACCCGCGACATTCACTCAGCTCGTCGAAGGATTCCAAGGACTCGCAGGCGCGGCCTCGGCGGCAAACATCCCGCTGGAAAAGCAAGTGGACCTCGTGGTGCTGCTCTCCCAGGGACTCAAAGGCATGGGCATCCGCAGTGAGCAAATCCTGCAAGAAGGGCGCGCGTTGATGACCGGCAACATCACCGAGGATGCGGCGGCGGCCAAGACTCTCGGCATCACGAAGGCGGACATTGACCGTGCGAAAGAAGCGGGGCAGTTGTTCGAGTTCCTCACCGGGAAGCTGAGCGCGTTCAAAGAAGCTGGCGAGCGCGGCGCGACGAGCTTCTCGACCGCAGCGAGCAATCTCGAAGATAGCCTCCAACAGCTCAAAGGGAAGGCGTTCGCGCCCGTGTTTGAGCAACTCCGGGTCGGCATCCTGTCGGTCACGGAATCGCTGGCAAAGCCGGAGGTTGTCGCGTCGCTCGGCCAGCTCGGCGCGCAGATCGGCAACGTCGTCAAATACGGCCTGCAGCTCACGCAATGGGCCATCGAGCACGCCAGCGCGGTGCGTGATGTCGCGCAGTATCTCGCGGTGCTCGGTATAGCCTACGCCGCGCTGCGCATCACGTCCTGGGCGGCGGGGATCATCGTATCCGCGCAGGCCTGGCTCGCGGAGGGTATCGCGATTGACAAGGTGACTGCGGCCCTGGGACGCAAGACGGCTGCGGAGATGGCGGCGGCGGCAAGCGGCGGGCGAGGGGCAGACGGTAGATTCCTGCCCGGCGCGGGGGCCGGATTGGTGGGCGGCGTCAATGTGGGGATGGTGACAAACGTCGGGATGCTTCTCGGCGCAGCGGTCGCCGGGGCAATCGTGGTCGCCATGCAGATGGAGATCAGCAGGATCGAGCGTGGCGCTAAGATTGCGAAGGACTTCGGCTCGCAGTACAAGCAGATTAGCGACGACATCAAGAGCGGCGCACTCGCGCCCGACGCAGCGAAAGCACAGCTCCGGTCGCTGGAGCAGGAGAAGTGGAAGGCATCGAATGACGCGCGCTTCGAGTCCGAGAATGCGATCTCCGAGCAGCTCAAAACGCAGGCGCTCCAGTACGCGAATCTCGCGCGCCTCGCCGATGAACTAGCGACATCGGGAAAGGCGGAAGCAGCGGCGAAGGCAGCGGCGGCGGCGGCGGCAGAGCAGCAGAAAGCGCACACGGCATCGGAGCTTGCAGCCGAGCAGCTCCGCAGCGGTGTCGAGATGAACCTCCTCCGCGCCCGCGCCACGGGCGATGAAAACCGGATCACGCAAGCCGAGGAAGAAAAGGCTCTCGCCGAAGCAATCCTGTCGGTCGAGAAACAGGGCGTCACGAACCTCGAAGCGAAGCGGTCCATTGCACAGGAAATGATCCTGCTGCAGCAGACCGCGCTTGCCATCGCGAACGAACAAAAGGCGGCGGAGCTGGCGACGGAGCTGAAGATCAGCAGCTCGTCGAACAGCACGCGGATGGAGGGACTGCTGGAAAAGAAAGCCGCGTTGAAGCGTAAGCTGAACAACTCCGGCGGCGGCGCTGCACCTGCCGTGACGGCCTTGCCAGTCGAGACTCTAACCTCGGAGACAGACGAGGCTGCGGGCAGCGTCCTTCCCGCGCTCGGTGACATCCCGATTGCAGAGCGGCTCCCTCGTGCGAAGCGCGCCGTGGATGACGGCGAGACGCGTGCAAAGCTCCAACAGGTGGAGCAGCAGATTGCAGAGGAGAAGCGCAAGCAGGTGGATGCGGAGGCCCGAATCACGGAGTTCCGCGAGCAGCAAGTGACGGCTGCGGAAAACGCGGTGGACCCGCTCAAGCAGGCCACGACCGAAGCGGAGCGGCAGATCGCAATCGCGGCAAAAGTCCGGTCGATGGAGAGCGCGCAAAAGGATGCGCTGGAGAGCGGCAAGATTACCCACGCCGAGATACTCAAACTGGCAACGCAGGAAGTGGCGAATGAGGAACTGGCGACGCGACTTCAAAAGGAGAAGAGCGCCGGATTGAAAGACGACAAGCGGACGCTGACGCAACTCAAAGAAGAGTACCGGCAGATCGTGCAGCTCATCTCGGATATCAACGGCTCGCGTCTGATTCCCTCCGGGCAAAAGAAGGGGCTGCTCGATCCTCAACGCGACGCGCTGGAAAGGAATCTCGCGGCGCAGGGTGCCCAGGGCGAAGACACGCGCAGCGAGCTGGATGGCGTCCGGCGCGACCGCAAGCGGTCGAATGAGGAAGGCTCGTTCGGCGGGCAGTTCCAGGGCAACTTCAACAGCTTTGCGGATAGCCTTGGCACAGCGGGAGAGAACGCGGCGGAAGTGCTGACGACGACGCTGGGCGGCGCGCTGGACGGACTCAACGAAGGCATCTACGGGCTGGTGACCGGCACGGAGAAATTCGGCAACGTGTGGCTGAAGGTCGGCCAGGGCGTGCTGAAGGAGATCATCGGCATCACCACGAAGACGATCCTGCACTACGCCATCGTGACGCCATTGCAGACCGCGTTTCACACGCTCGGCGAAACTCAGAAAGCCCAGGCAACGGGCACTGCGGTGGCGAGCGCGGGGACGCGACTTGCGGCGGAAACTCCGGCGGCGGGAATGGGAGCGCTCTCGACCTTCGGTGTCGGCACGGCGGTCGGACTCGCGATCTTCCTCGCGGCGATTGCCGTGATTGCGTCGGGCGGGTTTGCAAGCGGCGGATACACCGGCGACGGCGGGAAGTTCCAGCCTGCGGGCGTGGTGCATCGCGGCGAGTATGTGATGTCCAAGGAAGCGACGGCCCGGATCGGTGTGGACTATCTCGACTCGCTGCACGTCTCGGCAAAGCGCGGCTTTGCCACAGGCGGCGTGGTGGAGGGTGTGCAGTCGGCCTCGCCTTCGGGCGGCGGTGGCGGGCGTCCGATGTTTGTCAACGTCGTGTTTGATCGTGATGAAGAGCGGCGTGTCATGCTCGACCACCCGGACGCGGAACACGCGACCATTAACGCAGCGCGTAAAGGGAGGCATCGGATCGGATGAGCGGGCTCGTGAACGATGCTGAGCGGCGCTTGAAGCTCGCGGGAGACTATCTGCCACCCTGCCCGGCGTGCTCGCTGCGGTCGATGCCACCAAAGGCTCCGACGTTCTACCGGGCACGGCACGCGGGCGGGACGATGCTGGCGCATTGCTGCGAGCTGTCGAAGGGCTCGCCGATTGTTTGCCATCCAGAGCTGCCGGTGAGCGGGCTCATTCTCCCCGATGTGCGTCGCGATGTGCTGGCCAAGCAGATCGCTGCGCATGTCTCCCTGGCGAACTGGTGGAAGATGCGGCGGCTGACGAGCGAGCAGGATAAGGACGTCCGCACCGAGCGCCAGCGCGAGATGCTCGCTCTGTTCCGCGAACGCGGCCTTGAGCCGGAGATGGAGGCGACCAAATGATCATCACCCGCGAAGGCATCTCTTACACCGTGCTCCCGTTCCTCGCGAACTGGGACGCGATGTGGCCCAAGTTCAGGCTGACCTGGGACACGGAGATTGAGCAATCGCTGCGCGGCTATGAAGCGCGCGGAAGCTACCGCAAACATCCGCGTCCGCGCCTCAGCTACGCGGTCGATATGGCCAATGCCGGCGAACTGGTGAACCTGTTGCGGCGCACGTTTCATGTGGATCACGCTACGGCGCATTTGCCGGATGCGACGGCGGGAACTTCGCGCGTGGCCGTGCCTTGGGCGGGGCGGGAATCTTTCATCCAGACGTGGACGTCCATGACGATCACTATCGACCCGACGCCGCATCCCTGGGCGGTCAATGACTGGCTCATTGTGTGGGGCGAAGTCACGGGCTACGTGGTGGCTTCGGTCGCGGGCCTCGCGGGCTCGACACTGACGCTCTCGACCTCCATCGCCGGGCTGGAGTTGTCGGACGGCTGCGTGGTGCATCCGCTGTTCTTTGGCCGGATGGACGCGCCGGACATCGACCTGCAATCGTCGCTGGATGGCGACGTGCCCTTCGTTGTCACAGGCGAGCGTTATATGATTGCCCCTGGCATCCCGCCCGCCTGCCTCGATGAGCCCGAGTGGCCGGACCCGCCGACTGCGGTCGGGCCGACTGCAGCAGCGTCGGCGACGGTGATGGAGATGTCTGCCTCGTTCAACGGCGCGGCCTCGGCACCAGGCACGCATCCGAAGGACGGCGTGACGGTGGTGCCGCTCACCGGATACCTGTGGGACTTTGGCGACGGCGGCAGCGCGGTGGGCGTGACCTGCGAGCATGAGTTCGCGGCGGCTGGCGTGTACAACGTGGTGCTGACGGTGACGGACGGGCTGCTGCGGTTTGACCCGGTGGTGGTGACCGTGACGATTGAAGAGCCTGCCGATCCTTACGGCAGCGGCGGCGAACTTGGAGGAGGAGGAATCTAATGAGAATCGAACGCGCTGTGTTGAGCTGTTGGACGTTGCCCCACCGCTGGCTACAGCCGGGCGGGCTGGCGATGTGGGCGCTCGTCTCGCTGCTTCTATCGCGCCGCTTTCCGAAGCTGGCGCTGGTGGCGGATGGGCGCGGCATTGAGCTGTTGGTCGAGCGCCTTGCGCTACCGTTCACTCATGTCGAGCTCATGCCGCGCACTGCGACGTGGACGCAGCTCACGAATGTGTGGGCACTCGGCAAGCTGTTCGCGGTGGCCAATGAAGCGGAGCCGTTCCTGCACTTCGACGCGGACGTGATCCTTTCCGGGCAATTGCCGGATCGTATCCTGACTGCGCCGGTCGTCTTTGAGCGGCCTGTGTGGCTGGGCGGCGATCCAGCGCCAGAGCTGTATGAAGGGCTCTCGCTTCCTCCTCACTGGCAGCGTGCTCTGTGCGCTGCGCAACGCTCGCAATGGGGATGCGGGCTCATGGGTGGCCGGGACTGGGGGCGCTTGGTGGACTGGGCTGCTGGCGCTTTGCATGTGGCGGAGAGCAACGTGGAGCTGCTGAAGACGCGGCACGGCGGGCGGGCATCCGTCTTCCTCGAACAATGGTCTGCGGCGCGCGCGTTCTCGATGTCCGACGTGGAGCTGCTCTTTGACAAGATGCACCCGGATGGCCGCGATGAATGCTGGGACGCATACCGCCACCTCGGCGGGCCGTCGAAGATCTCGCCGCTGAACATCGAGCGGGTCGCTACGGCGCTGGAGCGGGAATGGCCGGGGCAACTGGCGAAGTGTCTGGCGCTGGAAGCGGAGCTGATCGCATCGCAGGAGGTGGAGGAGCTATGGTAACTTATCAGGGCCGTCCCATCTTTCCTTTCCCGGTGGAGTGGAGCGAGGCTCCAAAGGTCTCGCTGGACTTCGATTCGCGGGCCGATGTCGTCGGCTTTGGCGCGGAGGTGATGGAGCCGCAACAGGAGTTTGCGGCGCTGTCCTGGGAGGCGTCCGTCTTCTTGGATTCGGCCTGCGCAATCAATCGCTTCGAGCGGTTCGTCGCTGCGTGCGACGGGCGGCGGCTGGGCTTCTGGATTCTCGGGCCGATGCAGGAGCTGGAGATCGTCGCGCAACATGACGCTGACGAGATCGACGTGGTCGCGTGCGGCTTCACGGCGGCGTGGCAGGATTCGTGGGCTCGCCACTTCTGGCTGCGCAACGAAGACACGGGCTCGGGCGAACCGCTCAAAGTCGTGGGCGTGCTCGACAACGGCAACGGCACGGAACGAATCCGAGCCTCGGCATCGCTGGCGTCTGCACCGGACGCGCGGTGGACGCTGCAGCGGCTCTACTTCGTGCGCTTTGCCTCGGACGCCCAGGAGCAGCAGTATGTCGCGCCGTGGCAGGCTGAGGTGCGCGTGGCCGTGGTGGAGCTGCCGCTGGAATATCTGGAGGCGCTCATTGGCGACCGGCCTGTCTATTTGTACGAGTTCGCGGAGTCGGCGGTGGGGACGGATACGACCTACCGCTTCACGAGCAGCGACGTGGACGTGGAGTGGGGCGGCTTCACTTGGACGGCGCGGCCATTCTCGCACGGCGAGCTGCGCAGCGCTGTGCAGGGCGATAGCGACACGCTAATGGTGGAGTCGTGGCGCTTCACGGGCAACCCGCTGAACAGTTACTTTCCCTTTCCTCCGCAGCGGTCGCTGCGCGTGACGGTGCGGGAGTGGCGGCAAGGGCTGACGGCGGCGACGGTGCTCTTTGCCGGTCAGCTCAAGACGGCGGACTTGCAAGGGCGGCGCATCCGGGCGACGTGCGAGACACTGCTCGCCGATGCCGAGCGTCGCGGCCCTCACTTCCGGGTTCAGAGCAAGTGCCAGTATGTCTTCGGCGATGCGTTGACGTGCCGCTACAACCTCGCGGCGGCAAAGCACACGGGCACGGTGACGGCTATCAGCGGCAAGTCCATCACGGTCTCCGGGCTGAGCGGCGCGGCAAACTATTGGGCGAACGGCCACGTCAAGACGGTGAACACCGAGGGGCAGGCGGAAGTGCGGACCATCATCGGCAGCGCGGCGGGCGTGGTGGTCATCGCGAACCGCTTTGACCGTGTGGCCGTGGGCGCGGCAATCGACGTGTATCCGGGGTGCGACCTGACGGCGGCAACGTGCGTGCTCAAAGGGAACATGGTGAACTTTGGCGGGCATCCGAAGATCAATCGAAACCTTTCATTGAAGGCAATCGAGACCAAGACGGCAGCAGGAGGAAAGAAGTAATGATGACCAAGGAACAGCAAGCGCGGCTACTGGCGGCAATGGACGAATGGCTCGGCACACCGTTCGAGCCCTGGCAATGCGTGCGTGGCCACGGCGTGGATTGCGTGCAGCTCGCAGGCGCGCTGATGGTGGCGGCGGGCGTGCTCGATGAGCAGCCGGACTTTGGCAGCTACACGCTCGACCTGGCCGGGCACACCGGGCGCGAGATGATCGTGGAATGGCTGGAAGACTCGCCTCAGTTCCGTCGCTTCATTTACGACTATCCGAATGTCGGCGACATCGTCACCTTCCGCATCGGCAACGCGGTGAACCATGTCGGTGTGATGGTGTCCCGACGCGACTTTGTTCACTCCATCCAAGGTCGCGCGGTGCGTGTCTCGACGCTCGCGGACTCGACTTGGGATAGCCGCGTTGCAGGCTTCTGGAGGGCGATCTAATGGGGAGCGGGAATTCCACACCTCCGAAGCCAGCCGAGAAACATCCGCTCGGGCTCAAGCCATCGCGCACAGACAACGCGTCCACGGGCGCGGTGTTGCCCTACTTCTGCGGGCAGGGCCGGTTCGGCGTGACGTGGCTCGGCCCGGCGCTTTCGCAGACTACGACGCCTGTCACGGGCGAAGGCGGCGGGGGCAAAGGGAGCAGCGACAGCGATGTGTCGGGCTACGACTACGCGGCGGATTGCGCCGGGCTGGTTTGCCTCGGGCCGGTGGACATGCTGCGCGAGGTGTGGATGGACAAAGAGCGCGTGTGGCGTGGTGAGCTGAAGCGCGACGTGGATCATCCGCACTCGGCAAACGTGGATATCGAAGGGCGCGGCTCGCTCACGATCTATTGGGGAACGGAAGGACAGACGGCACCGGTGGCGCTGTCTGACGCCGGGCATCCAGCGTATCGCGGGCAATGCTGGCTGTGGTTTGAGCAGCTCTACTTTGGTAAAGACAAGACGACGGCACCGGACGTGGAAGTGGTCGTCGAACGGTCGCCGCTGAATTGGACGGGCGCGCCTGTGCTCGCGGGCCATGCGCGCATCGCTCTGGACGCGGAACCGATCCACGCGCTGGTGGATGTCCTGGCGCATCCTCGGTGCGGCTTTGGGTTTGTCGCGGGCGACTTTGACCTCGCGCATCTCGGTGCGACCGGCGGCAAGCTCTACGCCGAGGGGCTCGGCATTTCCCCGGTGATTGATGACGAGATGTCGGCGGGTGAGCTGGTGGAGGAGTTCTGCCAATACATCGACGCCTGGCCTTCGTTCCGCGATGGGAACAAGCTGCGCATCCTGCTTTCGCGGGAGCCCGCGCCGTTTGCCACGAGCTATCCGCTCATCGGCGAGTATGACCTCGTGGAGACGCCCAAATATAAGACGGAGGCGATGAGCGCCACGGTCAACAAAGTCGTGGTGAAGTTCACCGACTGGCGGCGCTACTTTGAAGAGGACAGCGAAGCGTGCGTGGACAATGGCAACTACGCGGTGACGCGGCGCTGGAGGCCTGCGACGCTGGATCGTCCGTGGGTGACTTCGCGCACGGTCGCGCAGAAGATGGCGCGCAGACATGCACGGCTGCAATCGGTGCCGCTCATCGAAGCGACGCTGCAGGTTCGCAACGGGCTGATTGATGACGAGCTGAGCCGCTCGGCGCGCGACTTGGTCGTGGGCGGGTTCGTGCGCTTCACATACGCGGACTACGCTGAGACGCTGCTCATGCGCGTGATGGAGAAGCGCGTGCCTCGCGACCGCTCGCAGGCGGTGAGGCTGAAGCTGCAATCCGACCGTTACCAGGACGCGGTGCTCGGCTACACCGCAGACGACGTGCCCGGCCCGGATGATGACCTCGGCGTTGACCCCGGCGGCGCGGCAGAGTGGGAAGTCATCGAACTTCCGCAGCAGCTCGTCCAGGATGATCCGGGCAGGCAGAACATTGCGCAGCCTTACTTCGGTGCGTTCGCGACCAGGCGCGTGGCGGGCAAGCTCGACTCGCGGCTTCAAGTCTATGCGTCGGGCGATGGGTCGAGCTACGAGCGCGTGGTGGACCAGAAGAGCGGCGTGTGGGCGGTGCAGGGGACGCTGGCGGCAGCGCTGGCATTCGGGCCGCTCGTGGACCTCGACGCGGAGATCGTCATCGACATCCCGAGCGACCACCACGACCGCAAACCAGCGACGTGCGCGCCCGGTGACATCGCTGCCTTTTATCGCGGCGACTGCCTGCTCTACGTGGGCGGCGAGTGGATCGGCTATCACCTCGTGCAGTTCGACACACCCACGGGCAGCGTGACGCTACAGAAGGTCATCCGAGGCCGGTTCGGCAGCGTGGTGGCCTCGCACGCTTCGGGTGACCCGGTGTGGCTCATCTCGCGCAAGGCGCTCAAGGGTTACACTTCGACGGCGTTCCGGCTGTCGGTGTCGGCGGCGGACAATGACGTGTTCCTCAAGTTGCGCACGGGCACGAAGACGACGATGTTCCCGCTCGCCGATGTGCCAGCAAAGACGCTGAATGTTGTCGGCGTGACGCGACAGCCGTGCCCGCCGGGCAATCTGCGATTCAACGTCTCTTCCATCTACAGCGGCGCGGAGGGTGCCACGGCTGGCGATGCCTTCACTTGGGATTCCGTGACTGACAACATTCTCCTGCTGCTGTGGGAGGATCGCGCTTGGCAGCGCAATGGGTTCTTTGCTTCGTGGCTGAAGCCCTATCGCGGCGAGCAGAGCTACGTCATCACTGTGCGCCCGCTCGGCTGGGTTGACGGCGACCCGGAGTATCAGCTCCCGAAGCTGGCCTACCCGGCGGATGTCCATTCCGGCTTTCCCGGCACGCGCGTGGCAGTCGTCACCGCCGCCGACATCGTCGCGGAGTTGGGCGCGTTGCCCGATGTGTTCAGCGTCACCGTGGTGGCCGTGTGGCGTGGCCACGAGTCGCTGCCTGGGACGGGCTGGGTGGTCGTCGCCGGTACTGCGGGAGTTGCTCCCAGCGTGAACCAGGAGCAGCCGCTCCCGATGTCGCCCAGCGCTTTGCGTCGCGTGGTGTATTGCACCGACCCCGAGGCCACGATGGTCGCGAACTTCGCCGCCATCGCTGCTCATTGGGCTATCCCGACCGGCACCATCGGCGACGTCATCAAGCCCATCGCCGCCGTGAAGCCCGCCCTAGCCGCGACGAGGACGGCGGGGAACTTCGACACCATCCAGGCATGGGTGCGCGCCAACATCATCGGGCAATCCGCTTTCACCTTCCACTCACTCACCGGCGTCCCTGAGCCGGAGTGGGTCATCGAGGCCAATTTCGAGCAGCTCAACGCCATCTGGTAGGCCGCTCATAGTTCTTTTTCAAACCTCCGGCTCCGGTCGGGGGTTTCGTCGTGCCCTGAAGCCATTGGACATTTGCTTCGCGACGATTGGACATTTGTCGCGGGCGCTACATGACGCGCGGCGAAGCGCAACTCCGCGCACAGGCAGCCACCGCCCGCGGGGCCAGCCTCGCGAGGGAGCGCTACAAGTCCGGAACGAGCCCTTATCTCGACGTGCTGGACGCCGAACGAAGCGCCCTGAACGCCCAGCTCGCCATCGCCGCGCTCAACGGCGAACGCCTCGCCACAACCGTCCAGCTCATCAAAGCACTTGGCGGCGGTTGGTCGCGAGAGCGGTAGCACTTATTGCCCGCAGAGAGTACGATTCGTCCGTCCGATCTTTGTTCCGAGAGTTTCTCCGCGTCGTGATTTAAATATATTCCAGCGCAGGCTGGAAACGGGCGCACGAGTCTGCCA